TTCAGTTAATTCTAGGCCATTTGAGGGGCTTTTATTGAAGGATTGGTATAAAGGTCTGGAAGATGGAGCATTTAGACGTATCAAGCAAAACATCATGCAGGGCTATGTCGAAGGGCAAACGACAGATCAAATAGTTAGAAACATAAGAGAAGTATCAGAAGGTCGGACTCGAAGGGCGGCAGAAACGGCTGTTAGAACAGCTTTAGCTCATACATCGAACATTGCTCGAAACGAAAGCTATCGCAGAAACAGGCGTGTTATTAAGGCGATTGAGTGGGTTGCTACATTAGATAATCGAACGACAGCCGTTTGTCGGGCAAGAGATGGAAAGACTTATCCATACAATAAAGGGCCGAGACCTCCTGCTCATGCAGGATGCAGATCGACAACTATACCAGTGCTTAAATCTCTCAGGCAATTAGGAATAAAGGCTGATGAAGTACCAGTTAAATCAACTAGGGCATCGATGAATGGTCAGGTATCCAATGAACTTAATTATGATGGATGGCTTCGAAAGCAACCAAGAGAGTTTCAGGATGATGTCTTAGGCGTACAAAAGGCTCGATTATTCCGTAAAGGTCTAACGATGGAGCGATTTGTCGATAAGGAAGGCCGAGAGTTTACACTGAAAGAACTAGAGCAACGTGAAAAAGAAATATGGGCGAAGGTTTATGGCGGTGATGTTAAACCTAAAGCCAAGCCAAGAAAGCCACCAGAGAAACCTTCATTAGACCTAACTTCTATAATGACCACTAAAGCATTTGGACGGGATCAGCTTAACGCAAAATTAAATAGATTACTAACGCCTTTGACAGCAAGAGTTGCCAATAAACTCCCGAAACCTAATAAAATAGTCGGCGCTCCAAAAAAGGGCGTTTACAGAACTGGTCAAGGAATAATCGAATCTGGTTTATCGCGAGATACTATTGCTCATGAATATGGACATCACGTTGATGCAATGGAAGGACGTCAAACGATAACAGGTTTTTGGTCAGCGCAAGGGTTAAAAGAGGCATGGGAAAAAGATCGCGCAGCTTTGGGTATTTATCGAGTTAGCAAGGAAAAGAAAAACAAACGGTTATTAGAAATAAAAGATGAGCTTTTTACTACAACAACAGTAACTAAAACACTTCCTTCTGGAGCATCTTACGAAACAACACAGCGTGATTTTAACTTTGATGGTGCTGATAATATTTCTGACATTGTAGACAGCTTCGTACAAGGTGATTTTAGACGAAACTATAACGCCTTTGGACACTCAAAATCGTATTGGAAGTATAAACCAAACGGCAGAATAGAGGCATTTGCTAACCTTTTTGCAGTGCAGAACCGTCCAGAAGCTGCCGCATACGCAAAGAAGAATTTTCCCAATCTCTATAGAGAGTTTATGAAAAAACTGGAGGAAATAGATGCTAGTTCTTAACGATGTTTTAGAAATGTATATGAAAAAGTTCAATTTAGACGAGGAGCCTATCTTACCGATGGGATCAGCCGAGGAAGCAATAGAAATGCTTATGATAGCTATCGATACTAATAAAAAACTTACATTTGATTGGGATAATTTAGAACCAAAAGAATATAAACTATAAATTATTAAGATCCGTACCAATCTTAGTAATTTAGACAGGAACTAACCTGTTAAGCGAAACGGTACAGCGCAAAGGAACCATATTATGGCAGAAGAAGCACAAGCAGTAGAAGAAACACAAGTCGAAACGGAAACTGTAGATAATCGAGATGAGCTAATTGCTGATCTCAATAAGCAGCTAAAAGAAACTAATCAAAAGCTAGTCGATTCCAACGAGGAGGCTATGCGTAGACGTAAATCAAACGAGCGTCTAAAGTCAGAGTTAGAAGCGTTGCAAAAGAAGCCAGTTGAACAGGCCGACAATAGTAACGAAGAAATAATCGCTCAGATCAAAAATCAGTACGAAGAGAAGCTGAAAGCAGAACAATCTATCCGTCAGGATCTTGTAAAAAGAAATGCTATGAACGAGTTGAAATCAGAATTGGCATCACAAAATATTGTATCGGACGGACTAGAACCCTTATCGCTCTTAGCAAAAGAAAGAATTGGGTTTGACGAGAATGGAAATATTCGTATAATGTCGTCAGATAAGTCTAAACCCCTTGCAGGATCGGGTGGCGATGGTTACGCAACTATAGCGGATCTAGCCAAAGAACTTGCAGCGTCAGGAACAGGTCAGCTTTTTGTTAAGGATGGCGGTGTTTCAGGAGGCGGTAAACCTCCAGCGAGTTCAGGCGGCAAGTCTGGCGTTAAATCGGTGACGCGCTCACAATTCAATACAATGGGTCAAAGAGAACGCTCACTATTCTTCAAAGATGGCGGCAAGGTCGTTAATGGCTAACCGTTAAACAGAAAGGAAAATGTTATGGCAAACGTCTTAACAGATCTGGCGGCAGACATTTATAGAGCTGCTGACATTGTAGGCCGAGAACTAACAGGCTTTATTCCTGCTTCAACAGTGAACGCAGGATCAGAAGAAGCTGCTGTCGGGCAGAACGTGCGATCATTCGCTACTCCTGCGGCAACAGCAGTAACAATATCACCAAGTATGACTATTCCAGAGGGAACAGATCAAACACTAACTAATAAAACGCTGACAATATCTAATCAGCGTGGTGTTCAAATCCCATACACTGGTGAAGATGTACGCTTCTTAGATGGTGGCGCAGGATACGAAACAGTATATGGCGCTCAAATTCAACAAGCTATGCGAACACTTGTAAACGAAATGGAAGCTGATTTAGCTGAAGAAGCATATAAAAACGCTTCTCGTGCAGTTGGTACAGCAGGAACAACTCCATTCGGTTCAAACTTCAACACAGTTGCAGAAGCTCGTCAAATCTTGGCTGACAATGGTATGCCAACAAATGACGGTCTAATCAGCTTGGTTGTAAATACAAGTGCAGGAGTTAACCTTCGTAACTTAGCAACGCTTTCTCAAGTAAACACAGCAGGAAGTGACGACACTCTTCGAAGAGGTGAGCTACTTAACTTGCAAGGTGTTTCACTAAAAGAAAGCGCTCAGGTACAAGATCACACCAAAGGCACAGGTACATCTTACCTTGTCAACAATGCTTCAGCAGCAATCGGTGACACTACGATCCCTGCTGATGGTGGTTCAGGTACAATCGTTGCAGGAGATGTGATCTCAATCGCAGGCGATACAAATAACTATGTTGTAAACACTGCTCTCGCAGGCGGCAACTTGGTTATCGGTGACACTGGTCTACGAGTGGCAGTTGCAGATAACGCAGCGATCACAGTAGGCAATAACTACACTGCAAACGTAATGATGCACCAAGCAGGAATGGAAATCGCAATGAGAGCGCCTGCTAAACCAGTAGGTGGCGATGCTGCCGAGGACATCATGGTCGTTCAAGATCCACAAACTGGAATGGTCTTTGAGGTTGCTGTTTATAAAGGCTTCAACAAAGCAATGATTCAGGTTGGTGCAGTCTGGGGCGTTAAAGCATGGAACTCAGACGCAATCGCGGTTCTTATGGGCTAATAGATTAGGGGCGAAAGCCCCTTTTCTGCCCCATCTTCTTAGGACACGCACTGTTTAGGTGGGGCAACAATTAACAGGAGATTAATATGCCAAAAGGAATGGGTACTTACGGAACTAAAAAGGGTCGTCCACCAAAGAAAAAGGGTGGTAAAAAAAAATAATGGCAAAAGGCGTTAAACATTACTTGCGAGATGGAACTGTCTTTAAGGGCAATACTCACAGGATGCCAAACGGTCAGATCCATTCTGGCAAGACGCATGGTAAAACAAGCAAACGCTTATATCACTTTGCACAGTTAAGCATGACAGCCAAGAAAAAGGCTAGAAAGAGAAAATAGTGCCTAGAGGACGCTCCAAGAAACGTAAATCAACTGTTAACGCAGCAGGGAACTACACAAAACCTAAAATGCGGAAACAAATGTTTTACGCTATCAAACGTGGATCAAAAGGCGGTCGCGCAGGACAATGGAGTGCTAGGAAAGCTCAAATGTTGGCTCGTCGGTATAAAGCAGCAGGAGGAGGGTACAGATAGATGGCTCTCAAGAAGTCGCAAATATCGCTGAGAAAATGGACTGGTCAAAAGTGGGATTACACAGGAAAGAAAAAGAAAAGTCGTTACTTACCAAAGGCCGTAAGAGATAGCTTAACTCCTGCACAAAAGGCAGCAGGATCACGAGCCAAGAACAAGGCTACAAAGTCAGGCAAACAATCGGCTAAATACACTAAGGCAGAACGCAGAGCATTAAGGCGGCTTAGATGAGAAAGCGAGATCCTAGAATAAAAAGGTTAGGTGTCGCAGGATACAATAAGCCAAAGAGAACCCCAAGTCACCCTACAAAAAGCCATGTTGTTTTAGCGAAGGTCGGTGATAAGGTTAAAACTATTAGATTTGGTCAGCAGGGAGCAAAAACTTCTGGCAGACCTAAAAAAGGAGAAAGCCAAGCTAAAAAAGATGCGCGAAGAAATTTCTTTTCACGACATCGAAGAAATATAGCAAAAGGGCGAATGAGTGCGGCTTTTTGGGCTGCCAAAGTTAAATGGTGATAACATGAATCTTATTAAAATAAAACACGAAGGCTCTAAAGATGGATGGGCATTGGTCAACGAGGCAGATTTCGACAGCAAGAAACACGAGCTTTTCGAGGGTGAACCCAAAAGAGCAAGGAACAAAAAGGGTCAACTCATAGCAGACGATCCAAAAACAGAAGTGAATGAAGCGTGGGAAGGTGGCAAAGCTCCTAAAAAGCCCGCGAAAAAGAAAGCGTCTACTAAGAAGGGTTAAGATATGGCGATAGTGACTACAGTAGGCAGTGCGTCAGCAAATAGCTATATCACTGTGGCTGAATACGAGGCTTTCTGGACAGAAAGAAACGTAACAATCTCTGGCGCAACAGCCGCAAAAGAGGCTCAATTAGTACAAGCTGCTGACTACATAAACAGAAGTTATACTTTCGTCGGAGAGCAACAGCATCGCTTTCAAGCAATGGCTTGGCCTCGTTTGACAGGTATTTATCTCGTAAAAGATTTTCCTATCGATCCCGATTTTGTTCCACAGGATATAAAAGACGCTCAAGCAGAGTTAGCTTATATTATTCATCAGGGAACAAACGTATTTGCTACGGTTGAGGGTGGCGCAAAGGTTCGAGAAAAGAACAAAGCAGGGCCAGTAGAAACAGAAGTCGAGTTTACTAACTTTAGAGAAACTCCTCGGTTTGTAGCGATTGAGGGAT